AAGACTTACCGCGACAGCACACTCAACATCAACTCTTCCTACGCAGTTATGGATAGCGGTTGGAAGTATCAGTTGGACACTTACAACAACCTGCTTCGCCTTGTGCCGCTGAACGCGGACATTGCGGGACTCGTTGCTCGTACCGAGTTCACCAACGAAGCGTGGTTCTCACCAGCAGGCTTCAACCGTGGTCAAATCAACAGTGTGGTCAAGTTGGCGTACAACCCCACACAGGAAGCCCATCGTGACGAGTTGTACACCCGTCAGATTAATCCTGTCGTGTCCTTCCCAGGACAGGGAACCATTCTGTACGGCGACAAGACCATGCAGACTCGTCCGTCCGCGTTTGACCGCATCAATGTCCGCCGATTGTTCATCATTCTTGAGAAGGCGATTGCCACCGCTTCGAAGTTCTTCCTGTTTGAGCAGAACGATGAGTTCACTCGCGTACAGTTCAAGAACCTCGTGGTTCCGTTCCTGAAGACCATTCAGGCACGCCGTGGCATCACCGACTTCAAGGTGGTGTGCGATGAAACCAACAACACAGGTGAAGTAATTGACCGCAACGAGTTCGTGGCTGATATCTTTATCAAGCCAACCCGTAGCGTAAACTTCATCTCCCTGAACTTTGTTGCAACAAAGACAGGCGTAAACTTCAGCGAAGTCGGCGGTTAAGGTCTAAATAAGACTAAGGAGTAATCCATGCCAGTAGATCCATCAAATAACATTCAGGGTTTCGTAAACGCCTTCGCTGGCGGTGGTGTTCGCACCAATCTGTTCAAGGTCACGGGAAACATTCCCGGATATTCGAACAACCGTGCCATCTCGTTCTTGTGCAAGGCAGCACAGATTCCTGCGTCCTCGCTGGGAACCATTGAGGTTCCGTATCGTGGTCGCCGCATCAAACTGCCCGGAGATCGCACATTCCAAGACTGGACCATCACCGTCATCTCTGATGCCAACATGAGCCTGCGTTCGTACTTTGAGGCTTGGAGCATGACATTCAATTCCCATGTCTCCAATGTGGCTCCAACAAACTTCATGCGTTTCATGCCTACATGGTCTGTAACGCAATTGAAGCGCGATGGCGAAGCACTCCGTACATACAACTTCATTGGGTGCTTCCCAAGCGAAGTTGGCGCAATTGACCTTTCGTTTGAAAACAACGATCAGATTGCCGAATTCCCTGTCACCATTAACTACTCATGGTGGGAAGCCGCTCCAGGTGGAGCAGTCCCTGCTACGGGTACTGGACAGGAGAACATTCAGTCCACGGTGCAGAAGACCGGAATCAATATCGGTCCCGGTTTCTGACGCTTCTTTTGACAGGATTCTTTATTCATGGCTATTAATCTATTTGGATTCACTATCTCTAAAAAAGAGACTTCTGCGGAGGAAACTCCCAAGAAGTCTCTTTCCTTTGTCGCACCCGAGCAGGATGACGGCTCAGTACCAATAGAGGTTGGTGGATACTTTGGAACAGTGGTTGACTTTGACGGCACCATCAAGTCCGACATTGAACTCATTCGCAAGTACCGCGACATGGCACTCCACCCTGAAGTGGAATCTGCCATTGCGGATATTTGCAATGAAGCCATTGTGTACGATGAAACTTTTAAAACCGTAAAGATTGACACTGCCAATCTGAAACAGTCCAAGTCCATCAAGGACAAGGTGGAAGCGGAATTTGATGAAATTCTTGGGCTGCTAGATTTCTCTCGCCGCAGTTACGAGATTTTCCGTAAGTGGTATATTGACAGCCGCCTGTACTACCACATTATTATTGACGAGAAGAACAAGAAGAAGGGCATCGTAGAACTGCGTCCCATTGATCCCACAAAGATCCGAAAGGTACGCAAGATCAACAAGAAGCCTCTTGACAAGATGGCTCCTGCCAATATCAAGGTGGTTACATCGGTTGAAGAGTTCTATGTGTTCAACGAACAAGAGCCAAACTCGACGGCTCTCTCAATGGAAGGGTTGAAGATTCAGCCAGACTCCATCTGCTTTGTTCACAGCGGACTGTTTGATGCGTATCACAAAAAGATCATTGGCTATCTGCACAAGGCTATCAAGTCTCTGAACCAACTCCGCATGATTGAAGACGCAGTGGTGATCTATCGCATCACCCGCGCTCCTGAGCGGCGCGTGTTCTATGTGGATGTTGGTAATCTGCCCAAGCAAAAGGCAGAAGAGTATGTGCGCGGACTCATGCAGCGGTATCGCAACAAACTCATGTACGATCCCAACACAGGAGAAGTACAGGACTCGCGCAAGCATATGTCTATGCTTGAGGACTTCTGGATGCCACGCCGTGAAGGCGGTCGCGGCACGGAGATTACCACGCTTGAGGGCGGACAGAATCTTTCGGAAATGGATGATGTCAAGTACTTCCAAAAGAAACTATTTCAGTCTCTGAATGTTCCAAGTTCGCGTCTTGAAGAAGGCACAGGCTTCAACTTGGGCAAGGCTTCCTAAATTAGCCGCGATGAAGTAAAGTTCTTCAAGTTCATTGAACGCCTACGCATGAAGTTCTCTGAACTGTTCCTTGAACTGCTGCGTGTGCAGTTGATTCTCAAGGGCATTATCCGCGAGGACGAGTGGGAAGAAATCGAAGACCGCCTTGGATTCCAATTTGCCAAGGACTCACACTTCTCTGAACTCAAGGAAAGTGAAATACTCAAGGATCGCCTACAGTCCGCTCGTGACGCGGAAGACTTTGTTGGCAAGTACTTCTCCCGTGAATGGGTTCGTAGAAAAATATTGCGTCAAACCGAAGACGACATAGAGCAGATAGATAAACAAATTACCATTGAAGAAAAGAGTGGTGTTCTAATGATGCCTGGACAGGAAGCAGGGGCTATGCCCACACCAGACGCTGCACCTGCTCCAGCCGCTCCTGCCCCACAAGGTGCAGGGCAACCACAGGTAACAATTGGTGAAATCGTTCCTGATGACGAAAAGGGATTCAATCAGTAAGGTAAATCATGCTAAATTCATTTGAAGAATTCAAGACTGCCATATATTCGTCCCTTCGTGACAAGGTATCAGAGCGCATAGATACCGAGCGAGAGTATATTTCAAATGATTTGCTGCGGGGAGAACCCCCCGCAGACACCGAAGAATCCCAGTCAAACGCAGACGAAAACTAAATAATACTGTCGCCAAAGGAGAGATGTATGGACACCAATAAACTGATTGCAAAAGCACTGCTCAACAAGAGTTTTTCTGAAGCCAAGGAACTTGTCTTCAAGTCGCTCTACGCCAAGTCTTCTCTTGCATTGGATGAGGCTCGTTACGATGTGGCTAACAGCGTGTTCAACGAAGCCAAGAAGTCTCCCGCTACAAGCGTTCCCGCTGGTGCAAGCGAGGACAAGTTCAAGGCTGCTCGGGATACCGTGAAGAAGGCTGGCTACAAGGCTAAACTCGGCAAGGGCGTTCCCGCTGGTGCGATGAAGGAAGAAGCCGAACTAGACGAGATGGCACAGACGGCTGAACGGAAAAAAGAAACAGACAGGGAAGAAGAAAAACTTACAGGCACTCTAGCAAAAAGATCCAAAACATGGAGAGAGCATCCTGACAAGGGTTCAAGCGGCGAGCGTGATGCCGAACACGAATTCGACAAAGCAAGAGATGCTAGGTGGAAATCGCAAGAAACAGCAGATATGGAAAAGACCTCCAAAGATTTGTACGGCAAGGGCGGCAAGATAATCAAAAAGAACAAAGATAATTTGCTCAAAAAGCGTCCCACCTATGGTGGCAAGGCGGTAAAGAAGTGAAATTAATCACCGAAACAGTTCAAGACATCAACATTCTGACCGAAACCAAAGACGGTCAGAAGCACTACTTCATTGAAGGCGTGTTCATGCAGGCTGAAGCGAAGAATCGCAACGGTCGCGTGTACCCAATGGCTGTCATGGAGAAGGAACTTGGTCGGTATCAAAACGAATATGTAAAGACCAACCGCGCAATGGGCGAACTTGGACACCCCGAAGGTCCAACCGTGAACCTAGAGCGCGTGTCTCACTTGATCAAGGATCTGCGGCTTGAAGGCAACGATGTCTACGGCAAAGCCAAGATTTTGGATACCCCATACGGCAAGATTGTCCGCAACCTCATAGACGAAGGTGTCAAACTGGGCGTTTCGTCCCGTGGCATGGGCAGTCTCAAGGAGCAGGACGGGGTGAATGTTGTGCAGGAAGACTTCATGCTGGCTGCGGTGGATGTGGTTGCAGATCCCTCTGCTCCCAATGCTTTCGTCAATGGCATCATGGAAGGTCGGGAGTGGATTTGGGACGGTGGTGTTCTCAAGCCTGTAGAGGTCGAGAACTACAAGAAGATCATTGAAAAGACTTCATCGCGTAATTTAGAAGAACAAGCCATTCGGCTGTTCAAAGACTTCATTTCAAAACTCTGAGTAGTCTACATATTTCCAACGAAGGAGATTCACAGTCATGGCAAGAGAAAACATCGAAGATGTCATCAAGAAGGTAATCCTGGGCGAAGGCTTTCTAGCCGAGAACGCCGAGGAGCAGGAGATCACCGAGGGAGAAGACATCTCCGATGAAGGTGAACTCCACGAGGAAGAACTAGACGAAGCCAAGGAGAAGGAAGAGTCCGAGGACGAAGAGTCTGAAGACGAAGACGACTCCGAGGAAGAAGACGAAGAAGAAGAGGAAGAC